CCTTCATTAGTCCACCACTGACCAGACTTTGCATGTGCCATCTGGTCCTCGTTCAGATTAGACAGGCTGATGAGGGCAGAGCGACGAACCCCACCAACAACTACAACCTCGCCAATCTTGCACATGATGTCATGGCATTCGATTGGGAATAGCCGACGACCTGTAGCATTTACAAACTTGTTTATAATAAACTGAAACAGTTCTTCCAGAGGGGCTGGGCCACTAGCACGACCACCAAACGTCTTCAGACGAGCGCCAGCAGGGCGAACCTCACTAGTATCCCACTTAGGTACTTTCCCTGCGTAAAGGAGTGAAATTAATTCACGCAAGGACGTAGCCCAGCCCATACGGGAGTCGTCAACTTTGATGACAGTATCAGTGTTATGCATGTCTTCGTTGACGACAGGTAGCTTCTCCACATTGTGTCTTTCCACAGAGAAGCCTACACCAGTGCCACACATGAGGATATACATAGCCTCGTCAAATGCACGAGTATTATCCACAGGCACATAGGAGCAATTGTAACCACCGACGTGACAACGGTCAAGCGCGGGACCGGCAGTCATCAATGCTCTCATGCTTGGCATGATGTCTTGGTTAAGCACAGCCTCTTCAAGTTCTGCGCGTAGTTCATCTGACAAAATATAATCGTACTTGTTGGTAAGGTGGTCCTTCATATAGTCGAAATACCTAGTCACAGTTTCAGGCCATGTCTCTCTTCGTTGTTCTTCTTCAATCCACCTTGCATAGCGAGAGGTGGCAATGAATGTTTGATAATCTGTTGGCAAATAATTGTTCATCTATCACTCCATATTTATTTTCATACTTTTAACATTCATGCCAGGTAATTCGTGAAAGTAATCCTCTAGGCTTTCTTGTATTTCTTCTGTAGGATTTTCATCTGCTGGCATAGTGTATTCTTCTGGGTCTATTTCCAAGGTAATAAAAACTTTAACTCTCATCATAACTACCTTCTACTTCTTCTATTAGTTTATCAAGATACCACTGGGCTTTTTGTAAATCTTCTACACCATTTTTATAACGATAACGCCATAGATACTTCATTATATTACCTTGCAGATAATATTCATAACCATCACCTGTAGCAGCATGGATAGCATCAATACATTCTATACCTGTTTTATTATAATGAGGTGGACTATTAACCATATCCTTAAATGCTGCGCCAGCTTTGTCTGCTTTTATAGCTTGCTTCATGTATTCTTCGTGTCGCATCATGCCTCTCCTTTTGTTTTTGTAGTAAACGTAAGATGAATTATATTATCATCATCTTCACTTCTTATTATAACACCTTGTTCTTCCTCGTCATTGTCGTTTGATTCAAACAGTTCTTCAGTATATTCCTCACAGTATTTATATATTTGCTCGCGCACATATTCATTCTGCTCCATAACTGGAAGAGATGACAATAACATTTTTACAAACAGTTGCATACCACGATATACCTCGTCTGTCAAGCTGTTATGTTCAGACGTAATAACAGACACATCTGCTTCTCCTGTCCAATCACCATTTGCTAGGTAAGTCGGGCGTATTCTTATTAAGAAATCTTCATTTTCTACTGGTTTTCCCACGATAAGCTCCTTTCTTTTTCTCACCTTTGAATGGTATAAACTTGGGATGTTTATTTTTTCCTTTTTCTTTTAACCAATCTTCAGGAATAATTCTGTCATAATATTTAAAGTTATACTTTATACACCACTCTGCATAAGATGACTTAGCCCCCTTACGTAACTTACGTCTACTATTTTCAAACACAAAACGAATGTCCAGTTGTGGGTGCTGTTTACTTATGGCTATATGTTTTCTTCTGTCAGCAGCCGTGAACATTCCCTTTGTCTCAATAATAATACCATTGTGCAGCACGAAGTCCGGTGTGTAGGTTCTGTATGCTAAGTCTTCCCACTCAATCTTAACAGCTTCGTAAAGAAACTTTATCTTTAGCTGTATTAGTTTTTCGGAAACTGATTGCTCCAGACCACTACGATAACCATTCTTTCGTGCTGCCCTATATGCTTTGCCATTAAACACTATGATGCCCGACCACGCCAGAAATCAATAGATTCATTAGTTACATATTCATCAGCTAATTCTACATAATCAACCATCTTTGGTTCCTTTGCTTGAGACTTTACTGCTGCTCGTTGTTGAAGATTAGGCCAGCAAGAAAATCTGTAGTCGCAGAATGAACACTCTTTACACAGAACTTTATTGCCGGTTTCCTTTCCTCTGAATGTTTCAACTTTTGCTTCATAGCAACGCTCAAACTTATTCTCTTCCAACTTCTCCACAAGGTTCTCAATCTTCTGAACCTCTGCGTCAACGTCTATATTAGCTGGCACGTATTTAAATTGACCATTAGCTTTATTAATTACCCACCAGCCACCAGGTTTTTTGTCTGTTGCCTTTGCATAACCAGCCAGTTGTGCTACATAACCAAATGAATCATTATCCTTTAACACTTCATACGATTGAAACTTGTTTCTATATGACCAGTCAGATGCAGACTTAACATCGTCCACTGCTTCATCAATAACCAAATCGTATGTGCCATCAATGTTGGCGTTCTTCAAGGGCAAAGTCACACGTTCAGAGTCTTGATACTCTACCTTTGCTTCTTTTAATATACCCTTGAATACTGCCTCAACTATATCACCAAGTATCATGTTCATAACAAATGTTGTCGGACGAGGCATAGCTGTCTCTGGTTTGTTCTTTTCAAACCATAGTTGACAGTATGGCCTACCCACATTAGACATACGAAGACGAAACTTTCTTGGCTCCGTATTATTAAACTGACGCAGTACAGCTTCTCTGACATCCTCTGCCACTTGTGAAGCAGTTTCACTTGAGAATGTTGATTTATTATTTACAACACCCTCAAGGTAACTATGTATAGCTAGTTCAGCGCGATGATTAAGACTATTCATCGTCTACATCTACCGTAATAAACTCGCTAATAATGTCATCACTCTCTTCAGGTTCACCATGAGCAGCTTTATCCCATTCAGATAGAACCCATGTATTGAACCCCTCAACATATGTCATAAACTCTTTGAACACATCTTGGTCTGCTGGTGTAACCTCAAGATTATTCTGCATATCAAGATTAACCACCGGCACATAGAAGGTAGCACCAGTTGGAAGTTCACGACCTTGTGTCTCAATAAACATATGATGCTGTGGAGGAAGACGACGCATCTGACCTAGCTTATTAAAAGCCTGACCTACGTTCTTGAATCCTTCCTTGCTATCAATTTCCCACACACATGGTACATCTGTTACATCCTGCGCATCACCCTGTTCAGTGGTGCCTGACATGGATGCAGTGCCAAACACTACACGAACCCTGCGTATCTGACGAATAAGTTCCTTAGTGCCATCTGGCAATGCTTCAAAGTCTTTGATATACCCACTGGGTTTACCACAATTAAATGTGCCAACAGTATCTTTGAGGTCAATGTCTAGGCTATCTGCCATGACAGTCTTCTGATAATTGTTGGCATTGCTATCATATCTCTGATACATAAAGCGTTGTACAAAAGGACGCAGCACAACCTTGTCAGCGTAGATAACTTGGTTGTCTGTGTTCTGCAAACCCAATGCACCAGCAGATACAATCTCCATCTTCATGGTCTTGCCATTTACATCAGCATCACCCATGATAGATTTCTTGTTGATACGTAACCTCGCCAGACTAGACTTCTTTTCGCCTGTGTCGTAAGCCATGCCCATCATCTGCGCCATAGCTGCGTAGTTGTTAGTATCTATAGTAGTTAATTCACTCATTTATGTACTCCTTTCTTGCAAAAATAAAAACGAGTTATATCACACAACGTCCTTTGTGTCAAGCCAATTCGGACCAACTTTTGCTTCTAATAGTAGAGGCACATTAAAGTTAATACCCCATCTACCTGCAATTAATCCTGGCAAATCTTTATTGGTTGTGTCAATAGCTTGTAGCACAAGCCTCTCCTCTTGTGGATGTATGTCAATAACAATACTGTCATGCACTGTGTTTACTATGCACGACTTTGCATACTGTAATAGTGAGTCGATATGTAGCAAAGCAAGAGGTACAATATCTGCTGTAGCCAACGACTGCACAGGATAGTTCTTTAGTTGTGTAAAGTTTGACACACGCCCACTCTCCAATCGTTGTGCATCAGGAAAAGCAAACTCCCTGCCAGAAGGTGTGACAACCTTCTTATTTTCTATAGCTTCTTTAGCCAGTCTGGTATGCCAATCTGCGATGCCTTGGTATTTCTGTGTAAAGTGGGTGTAGTATTCTGCCTCCGCTGGCGTTCTGCCAAAGCCCGTTGCTCCATATAACGGCGCGAATGTATGAGCCTTCGCTGTCTGTCTATCCGTAGGCTGACCAGCATTGGTAATAACTTCAGCGGTGTACGAGTGTACATCAAATCCAGTAGATACTTCTTCAATTGCTACTCCATCTTGTGATAGGTAAGCAGCCACTCTGAACTCAAGCTGTGCAAAGTCTGCTTCCATTATTTTACCATTATCAAAACGTGATACAAATACTCGCTTGACAGGGAATGTACCACCACGAGGCATGTTCTGCATGTTGGGGTCAGCACCACTGAACCTACCAGTGGCAGTGCGATGCTGCAACAATCGAACATGTAGCTTGCCATCATACTTTGTATGTGTCTTGATGCCATCAACAAAGGACGATAGATATGTATCTAATGCACTTAACCTACTGACATCATTAAGAAAATCTCTAGCTACTCGCATGTCGTTCTGTGTAGCTATGCCTTTTAATATACCCAAGTTACCCTTGCTTGTAGAGAATCCATTGGCACTAGCCCACTTGGCATTAGGTGCTGTAAACTTTAACCCTGCAACTTCCTTTGTTCTCTGATAGATAAAGCCGGATGCAGCACAGTCTACACACTTGTTTGGTTTGTTATATGGGTCACCATTCTTTTTTGTTTTGCGAATAAAGCCATTGCCATTGCACGTCCTACACTTGACAGCACTTGTCCTGTAGACAACCTCCGTCTCAGTCTTCACTAAATCCTTGAAGGCTTTGTCTTTCATATAAGGATGAAGAGCATTAGCCCAAACCGTTTTATTCTTTGGCTTACGACTATACACAACCCATGATAGTTGTTCTGGACTGTTAAGATTAACAGGAGTATCACCCATTAACTCACGCACCTGACCTGTCAGATTGTAGATAAGATTGTCCTTTTCTTCTTGAAACTTAACCCTAACATCTTCAAGAGCATCCATGTCCACAGTCAGACCACGCCGATAGATACGAGCCAGACATACAGCCACCTGATTAGTCAGGTCAACTGTACCACGCAGTCCTGCATCTGCCTCTGTGTTGAGGCGATACATTAGTTTGTCAGACAGTTGTTGAGTAGCATGTAGGTCAGCAGATAGATACTCGCACAACTCACCATAGGGTATATCACGAGTAGAATATCCTTGTTTGAAATACTCCTTGAGTGTGTCCTGTTTCTTAGTGTCCAACTCATATCGCTCTGCACAAGCCTCAAGAGATAGTGGCTCTTTGACGCCACGTTGTAACACATACTCTGCAAGCATCGTGTCAAACACAGGGCCATTGTAAACAAAGCCAGACTCCCACAGCCACAATAAGTCGTGCGCTGCGTTGTGCATAATAAGTACAGTGGCTTTGTCCAGATAGTCTTGCACCATTTCACGTCCGAATAAATCCGGCTCTGTATCATTATGGTCAAACGTAACTATAAGTTTACGTCCCGTGTCTGTTAACATACCCACCATGACCAGCGTATTATCTGGCTCAAATGGGTCGAGGTGCATCTTGCCATCACGTTTTGTTACAGTGTTCTCTACATCCAGTGTTAGCTTCATACCTCATATCTCCCATAAACATTATCTAAATTACAATGTAGTCGTCCATGCCATCCTGTCAACTTGTTCTTCACAATATTCAGGTGACGCTGTGGGTCTTGCCTGTTCTGCCCTTCGATAAGTGGATTGGCTGCAATCAGTATCATCAGGTCTGCCTCTGCTGCCTTGCCTGTCTTTGACCCTTCCATCATACTCTGGTTCAAAACTGTCTTACCTTCTGCTTCAGCCGACAACTGCGACATGTAAAACACAACGCAACCATACTGCTTGCCAATCTCTCTAGCATAGATGACGTTGGCTTTCAATGCTTCATCCTGTCGCGTGTACCCATGCATAGTGGCAAACTTATCTCCCATGTCCAACACCAAAATGTCTGGCTTGTAACTCTTTGCAACTCGCTCTACCCACTCCATATTTTTACCTGTTGAATCTTTAAACCTAATATTATCTCTGACCTTATTGTATAAGGAATGGGCTTTCTGTTTATCTTTAGACACTTCCTCCATAGTCATGTGTGTTGAAGCAGTAAGATATCTTTCAGCTACACGCAACGTCTTCTCTTCGTTACACAAGATAACACACTTAGCACCCTGATGTGCAAATCCACGAGGAGCAGCAATCATGCTTGCATGGAACGATGTCTTGCCTGTATTTGGTCTGGCACCAATCTCAATTAGCTGACCAGCATTCACTCCCCTAATCTCTTGTGCCAGCGTTGGCAAGTTAAACTTCCATCGACTCTCCAGAGAATGACTCTCCAATATTGAATCAATGCTGATGTCTTCCCACTCCAGATTCAAATTAGGTGTGAAGTCATCGTTGTACTTTGTAAGCAACTCCCTCAGAGGCTCCATAGTGGCCTCATCACCATTGGAGTAGTTTACCCCCATGTTGACGATTACCTTGCCTATGTGACGCTGAAACAGGCGAGAAACAACATCTGATGCTACGTCCTTGCCCATAGCTTTTTCACTGCCCAGCTTGTGAAACAATTCCTGGTAGGAATGCTCTTGTGCTGTAGTCAATGCTGGAGTATGTGCCAAGAAATACATCGACACTTCCTCTGGTGTTACAGACCTTTTGTATTGCTCCATCATCTTATCAATGCAGCGTATAATCTTTACGCTTTCGTCAGTGAACAATTCGTCTGGACATTTGTTCACCCTATGTTCTTTATAGAACTCCTCGTCCATCAAGGAGCGAATCATCGTCATTTCCATTGCATGTCTCCTAGTAATTTCATATCTCTATCGTTCCGGTATTTAAAATCTTGTTGTAGATTCAATATCTTAACTGTGTTTACGTAGTTCTCCAAAGCCTGTGCATGGGTTGCCGACTTGGCAATAGCATCAGGGTCAAGAGCAACTAAGACAGTGGAGAACTGCGCCAGATACTGTTTATGAGTTTGTTGTAAACTCGTTCCAAGCAACGCCACCCCTACAAAACTTTTGACATTGCCAACAACAGCAGCACTAACACAGTCCTCCACCACGACAGCGACAGAACCAGTGCCACAGATATAGGGGAGACTGCTAGACCCATACCTTTTCCACTTTGGCTGTCGCCTTGTCAACGCCCTACCTGTGGCGTCAACAATCTTGTTATTGTGCCTCACCAGAAACACAGCACGTTCTTCGCGCACATCGTACATCAGTCCCAACTCAATGGCATCCAACTCATAACTGTCTGCCCAGTCTCCTACAAGTTGATTGCAAGGAACAATGTATTCTGGTAACACAAAATCCTGTTCTTTCTTTCCTTGGCGCATCAGTTCAATATCTTTTATTGACCACATGACACCCTTCGCACCACTAGCTTTACATGATGCCTTATAACAATTCCACACGATGCTGCCACCTTTATTGGTAACAGAAAAAGTATTGTACCCATTACAGTAAGGACAGTTGGTGCGAATAGTCTCACCATAACTAACATCATAGTCATTTAATATATCATTTAATGTTACTATCATATTATATATCCTTCCTTTGCCGCATTTAATGTTTAACTACCATGATTCCGACGCTTTGTCAAGGCATAATTTGCACTCTCAAAGGTATGTTTCATGTATGGCTTAACAGATTGTGGGTTAGCATGTCCTGTTACCGACATGATTTGTCCTATACTCACACCTGCATCTACCATTTCTGTTGTTCCTGTTCTACGTAAGTCACGTAGCTGCAACTCGTTAGACAAACCAGCCTCGTCCATAATCTTTCTCGCATGTCGAGGCAATTTGTACATGCTATAGGGCTTGTACACACCCTGCAATGGGTAGGGTCTAGGTGCCACATATTCTTGGAATCCAAAGTCATCCTGTTGCTGCTTCAACATGTCGCACAAGTCATCTGATATGGGAAGAAATACCTCTGCCCTACGCTTTGACTGCTCAATATGTACAGCTTGCTTATCAAAATGTATAGAATCCCATGCCAATAGACGCATGTCACCTAGACGTTGACACCACTCGTAGGCCATCTGTGCAATGAGTCCTATGTTCCTAGTGTTGAAGTCACTATATGCGACTGACAAAAACTGTTGAACATCCTCTTGCGTCCAGACAACCTTACGAGATTGTGTATTTCTTTTCTTTACCTTGTCAAATGGGTTGATTGTTACATGCTCCATCCTGACACCGTGATTAAAAATAATCCTGGCTACAGACATGAGGTGATTTGCAAATGACACACCCCTCTCACACCACCCATCATACATCTTCTTTGCAAACAATGGTGTAATATCCTTGAGGCGTGTGCCATTCATATCCTGCGAAACAACAGTGATGTGGTAATCATATTGTACTTTAGTATCAGGGCGTAAACTCCTGTATTCTAAAGTTTTCTTGTAGTCATTCGACAAGTCAGAAAAGTTTTTCATAAGCTGCTCCTATATATACCATAGATGATACATATCCACATGTACATTAAGACGTAATCAAGCATCAAGTCTACATGTCCCACTCTTTGATTTCAATATCCTTATCGACAATGGCGTGTTTTAGACCCCACCATGCGTCATCTACTTGACGCAGTTCATCATAATCGAGGCTGCAAAACTCTCTAACCCGACCACGAATTGGCACCCATGCCTTCAGCAAAGTCAGGATAGCGTCCTGTTGCGTAGGAGTCATGGCCTTCCAACATTCGGTTGCTGCTTCACGCTTTAGTTCCCACTCAGATTTTTCTTCTGTCATATCTAGTCTCCTCTCAATCACAAGATGTCTGTCGGGTAATCACGGCCACCCAACACTGCCGTTCTTCATCATACTTGACTGGACGAACCAGCCTCGTTCCATAGCCAAGAGGATGCCACCCCTTGAAGTATAAGTCAACCTGTTTTTGTAAACCGGCCTCTGTCTCGTCTGTTAGTTCCACTTGTATATTTTTCATTGCCCACTATCCTTCATTCATTTCCTCTACTAATTTATCTGCATTGTTACGTAAAACATTACGTGCTGTTATTAGATGCCCACAGTCTTGTGGCTCTATGATGCTTTCAAGATAGGCTATCTCATCCATCAAGGCAACAATATGTTTAGCGTTAGTGCGTCTTTCTTTTAGTGTGTTCATTACATAAACCTCCCTATCAATCCGATTATAAAGTGATACAACATCCAGCCTATGCTGGCCCATATACACGCAAACAAGAACATCTCAATGCCATCATGCGTGAGGTAGTAGTGCCTTGCTTTGTGCCAGTATTTAGTCATCACTATCCTTAATTCTATCCCATTGCACGTTAAGGTCTTGACGAAATGTAGGGTCAACTTCATAGAGCCACTCCAACAAATGAGCCACATACTTGGCTATGCTTTCATCACCTTGATAGTCACTCAAATCGTCCTTCGCCACCTTTATAAAATCAACATTCATGCTCACCTCCATTGATATTCATAGCTGTAGTTGTATTCAGCATCCAGTAAATGCCACGCCTGTTCATAGGCATAATCCCAATAAGTACACTCACCTGTTTCCATCCATTCATCGGCAATACATTTTGCCCAATGGTCAAAGCTAGGCTCATGGTCAAATGGTAGTTCTTCTTCAATCATGCTCACCTCCGTTGCCTCTGCCAAGCCCACCAAAATACTGTGGCCTACGCTTGGCTGTTTCAAATACACCTGCCGTGATGAACACGCCAGCAATTAACAGGGCGTGGGCTAACGCACTTATGCCAAACACCACGATGCTGCCAACCCACATACTAAATATAATACACCACATCCACGCAAGAAGTTGCATCACCAGATGCCGTGTGTTGATATCCGGTATATATGACAGAGGATTGTAACGCCAATCCATAATCATGTTCCAGGTATTACGCATCCTCTTTCTCCTTTCGTGGGGGCTGATATAACCCCCACTTTATAAGCATTTCTGTTTCAGCTTCATGGTTGGGATTGTCCCACTCAATGTCTATAATGTGCTTGTCATCCCAGTCATGGTCAAACAATAGTTTCTCATCCATATCAGTCCATCCTCGTGATAAAGTAGCCATCATCAGTCGGCAGCGCAGTGATTGCATATGGATAGAAGTACACAGTGCCATCCTTTGTCTGCATCTTGCCCACATACTCTAGGTCTTCATCATCTTCGTGGGAACTTTGATACAGCCCATCCTCTGTGACTGTACCATCAAACTTGTACAACGAACCAAAGCCATAGCGTTCTGTCATGTATTGCACAAGGTCTTTGCCACCCAGCATATTATATTCTACAACCCAGTGAGGCAACAGGCCAAGTGATTCAACAAGGTGTTCCTTTGGTGCATCATAGTGCGTAGTGTTTAATATCAGATTCATATCTACTCTCCTTTCGGGCAGGGTTCCATGCTGAAGTAAACATACTTATTGTCTACACCTATGTGTGGAACATTTGGGCGTATGTCTTGCTTGCCCACATATGTGAACGTGCAATTCTGCCCCAGCTTTTGATTCATGTCTGTAATAAACTCTGCGTTGTCATGTGAAAACATGGCAAATGCAACAGTTGCTAACAATCCTAACATATCCTATCTCCTTTCTACTTGTAAGCCTTCTTAGAAAACAGGTCAGCCAATGACACAAGGTACATCTCCGACTTGTTGTAGTCACCACCTTTTACCTGACGAGGCTGCATCTTGTCAAGCACTTTCTTCATGGTGGCTGTCGGGAAGATGATAGTGCAATACATATCATTGTCCTTGTCTGCCAGGTTCTGCACCCAATACGCAGCCTCTGTCGCATTGATGCCGGATGGTTTATCAAAGCACTGGTATTCCACAGCGATGTTACCCCACTTCGTCCACATCTCATTGCGTTCAGTCTTTATCTCAAACTTGTCGCGTGTCATGCCCATCATGTGCAGGAACGTATCCTCGCCCCACTCTCCGAAAGACATATCAAAATCAAACTTCTTCTGGTTCTGCTTATCTGGCCGCATAGGTGTTCTCCTTTCTATGAGTATGTTTCAGTCAGATGATGATTAGGATGAACCCACCCATCGTAGTCTTCAGATTCCTTTGGGGCATACTGCCCGTCTGGGAATTGCCTGGTTGCATCCACCCCATTGATGAATGACCCGTAATATTCCATACCATACTCGACATAGTATGCCTCAAAGTCATAGCCTTTCTGGTGCATGATTTCCCACACTGCATCTGGTGGTGACCACGCTGTATCAAACTTGACAACAACAACGTCATCATCCTCGACTTCAAGATATTCATATTTGATATCCCACTTGGTTCCCCAATTCTCTACACACCAGTCGTACCAGCCGGATGCCATATCTTCTTCAGGTGGCATCGGCACAATGTGTTCGCACAGGTTGCCCTCTTTGATGGCCGTGACCAATGATGGATTGTGGTTCTTGATATACATTACATTCTGACACCAATTAGGCATGATTTGTCTCCTTCA